CGCCTTTGAAAGTGGTTTTTCCGATGCGCCGTTTTTTCTTTCCGGCCCCTCAACATCTGCCCCAACTTCACTCGCTTTGTGGACTTGATGAATCAATTTTTTTGCTGCTCACTTCTGTGTTACGAACAGAAGCATAGCAGTTGTAGGCAACGTTGCAACCACTTTGCACAAAATAATTCATTTATTTTTCAAGTTTCTTTGAAACGCAAGCCTAGCAAGGGTTACAGCGCGGGGGGTTAGCGCAATAATTCGCCCTGTTTGGGCACTCCCACGCCTCTCACCGCACCAAACGCCCTGATCTTGTCCGCGCAGGCGGCGCTCACAATCCACTGGGCGGCACTCAGTCCACCAAGGTCACGGCCCCACCAAAGGCCAGCGGCCTTGAGTGCATCGGAGTGGTTCCAGCGGTGATGTTCAAAGTGTGCCACCAGATCGACAGCGCCCAAAAATTCCAGCCGGGATTTTTCCCAGCCAAGCCTGCGGGCAAGTTTATGTTCAGCGGCTGATGGCCGGGGGATGGTTCGCTCCGTCGTCATTCCTTACCACTGGACGCAACAGACAGGGCAGCCGGTCCAAGCATCATGCTGAACAATGACATCCTTGGCTTTTCAATGTGCATGGTGCAACGGCAATTGACATGAAACGGGGGATTCATAAAGCTGCCAAGCCTCGTGTTGAACGGCTTATTGATCCGGCGCTTCTGGCCGTAAAGCGGGGAACAAACTGGGCAGGTGTCGCTGTCCAGAACCACATCCAAGACCTTGACGGCCTTTTTGCTGAGGATTCCCCTTCTTTGCGCGTCACGCATCGCCCTCTGGTGCCCGTTGTTCAATGCCCGCATTGTTTCATTTCTGGCAATCACCCTGGCCCTCTCAAGGCGTTTTTTCTTGATGAATGACATAACCTTCCTGTCCACCTTCGTCATTTCAAGGCCCTCATCAATAAGCTGGGCGCGGTAATTCAGGACTGTGTTAATCCTTCGATAGTCCAGGCCCGTGACTTCTTTGGCTAGACGGGAATGCTCCCACGGGTTGATTACCCTATAGGGTTGGCCCGGTATGCGTGGCACCGTCCTTTCCCCCAGTCCTGCGGCGATTACGTCACGGGGCAGCCCAACCTCACCGATAGTTGTGGCCCCTGGTGCCAGGAAGCCTGAAACAACATCAACCGTTTGGCCCGTGCGTACAAATGACAGATCAATTTCCAGTTGCCGGGCCAACTCCCTGGTGATGGCAAGAGGCTCCTTGCCCATGTTGAAAATTATCTGCTCCTTGATTGAGCGGGCGGCAATGGTCTTGAGGCCCTCGCGGGTGGCAATAGCAATTTCCCTGACGGCCTTGGCGGCCTGCGCCTGAGCGGCCTTTTTGACTGCCACCTTGATGGGCGTGACCATCCTGGCGGCGGCCATCGGAGGAATAGGCCGCAGGGTTTTCTTGCCGTTGCCGTTTTTGCTAGCCACGTTTTAGCATGTCCACGATTTGCGACACCCCCAGCGCACCGCCCTTGACGCCGGTATCTTCTATGATTTTCTGGAAGGGTGAAAGCGCATCCTCTATGTCAGACATGGGAAGGGTTTTCATGGAATTGCGCAGGCTACCATTACCAATGGCAATGCCAAGCTCATTGATTGATATTTTCGCCCGCACGTTTTCCATTGCGCGAATGTAGGCCCGTTCCAACCGCTTCTCAATCTTGTCAGCTTCCCTGATGATTTTCCTGCTCTCGGCTGATTGCGGCGGCATTATTCTTCAGGCTCCTCAACCGGTAGCGTTGCCTCTTCTTCTTCAGGCTCCTCTTCCACCGGCAGGGCGGGAGGTTGTGCCGCACCTTCCGCCACCAGTTCCGCCATTTCCTCCTCAGCCGTGACATCCGGCTTTGTCCACTCGCCCTGCTCCAGCAAATGCCAGAACGTCGACCAGCTAATTGCCCCGCTTTGCCACATAAGCATGGCCTGCCGGGCGTCCTCTGCACTCATCCTGGTGGCGAAATAGTCCCTTGACAAAACAATCTGAGCGTCAGAGTCAGCCGGTTCCTCTTCCAGGCCCACCCACCAACCGTGCCAGCGCATCACATAGGTCAAGCCTGTTTCAATCGCCGCCGCCAAGGTGGACACCGTGGCATTTTCACCCGCGTTCTTCATCCGCACTGCGGTGGCTGTCTCAGCATGGGAGGATGGGTCAGTTTCAAGCAACCGCGCCCCCAGGGTGGCCATGAGTTGCTGCAAGTCTTGGAGCGACTGCCTCAATGCCCCCAACCCTTGGCCTGTGAACTCCAAATATCCAGCATTCCCACCCTCTGAAAGTAGCCATATCGTTGACGGCCCAATGACCAAATCGCCAACATCTCCGGCGGTCCCCTGGATGCCAGAGGCCCAAGGTTGAGGCATCGCCGTATAGTGCAACCCCCAAGCCAAATCTGTGGATTCACGATAGTGGGCAAGGTTGATTTCCGCGAGGTCCGCCAAAGGTGGCCGTTGGATTTCCGGGCGCACCCCCGTGCTTGAAAAGAAGCTGAAGGGAATGAAATTCAGCGGCTTGTCACGCCTGAGCGGGGTGATTGTCTCGACGGGCACGAAGTCCCCCACATTTTCATTTTGGCGGTAGATGGTCTGCCGGTAAACACCACCACCTTCCTCCTCCACGTCCTCAAGATTCAGCACCCGGTACTGCGTCACCGCAACCTGCGTGAACTCATCACCCTGCGGGTCACGCTCCTCCAGCGTTTCCTTCAGGATCACCCGCGTCAGCGTGGAGTCCCCGCCAATCCTGGTGGCGGTGTATCCAATAATCTGCTCCGCTGTGTAGGCAATCCAGAACGGCCTGGGCTTGGCCTCTCCCTGCCGGGCCATGTCCACCAATACCCCACACCTCCCAGTAATGAGCACCTCACGGGTCAGCCGCATGGCAAACTGGGTCAGGCTCTCGTCGGCCAGACTTATGTCCAGGGCGTGCTCCTCCATCGGTGGCGTCAGTGTCAGTGTCGGTTCCTTCTGGTATATGAGGCCAGACAAACCAGCCACCGTTCTGCCCACTGAGTTGTACAGCACCCCCCTGGACAGGTAGGAATCGAATTCCCTGCGTGCGTCGGCAGAGTTGTCATTAGGGTCCAGCCTTGGCAGGTAAAGCTCCCCCGCCTCCTTCACCGCCTCCGTGCCGTTGTACACGTCCCGGCATTTGCGCCAGATCGGCGCATTGTCTGTGTAGCTCTGCGGTGGTTCATTCACCGGCATAGTTTCATCTCCATCTTGACCTGACCACGCGGAGAGGCCGCAAACCACTGGTCAGGCTCAGGAAAGCAAGACTACATGAGTCTACTTGATCGTCGAATTTACCCACGGGAAACACTGCTAATTCCGCCAAAAGGGCCTTGTTCCAGTTACCCTTCACCATCTTCACCCGTCCCCCCTCCAGCATCGACCGGAACGGGGCTGATCTTACTATCTTATCCCCGGTGGGCCGCACTCCCTTGTAATCGAACCCGGCAAGCATCTGAAGGCGTGACTCCGTGACGAACTTTCCAGATGCCCCACCCTCCTCTTCTTCCCTGATGGCACACTCCACACCATCCAACGCCGCAGTGTGGGCAATAAGGTGATCCACCCCCGCCACCGACAGCCTCCCGCGCCGACAGTCCTCAACCCAGAAATATCCATCCTTGGTGCGCGACATCTTCACCCCAGCCGTCCAGTCCCCACCGTCCTTCGTCGCCGCACAGTCCCATGCCCTCACCCGCTGCGCCTCCAGGGGTGGGGCGTCTACCATCTCAAAAGCGTCAATGGGAAAGAGTCCCTCAGACTCTACCCCAGGACGCTGCTGCAATTGTCCGGCGGTGGCGTAGATGCCTAGATCAAGCTCCATTTGGGCCACAGTCGCCTCATCGAACAACGCCGGGAACATGAGCTGACCATCCTCTGTCCGTGGGTCCAGCGGGGATGCGTCAGCCCTTCCTGGCTCATACCGCATCGGCAGACAAAGGTGATACCAGTTCCCCCCGGATTCCAGCAGGTAGCCCGTTAAGTCCTCCTCATGCAGCCGCTGCATCACCACCACCACCCTGGCCTGCTGGTTCACTCCCCTGATCGACGCTGTACGGGAGAACCAGTTGAGTGCCCTGCCCCTCTCCACGTCGCTCCTGGCCTCTGACTCCTTGTGTGGGTCGTCCACTATCAGGGCCGAGAAGTGCAGCCCCGTGCCTGCTCCCCGCACTGATGAGCTGATGTGGTTGCCGTTGCGTGTCGTGGCGAACGTGGACACAGCGGGCTGAGAGCTGCGCAGACGCAGAGGGAACCTCTCCTGGTACCAAGAGCTGCGCACGATGTCCAGAACCTTCTGGCTGTCCCTCGTTGCCAGGGCCGTGCTGTACGATGTCGTCAACCATCTAAGCTCTGGACGCTGCCCCCACCACCACGCCGTCCACATAACCATTAGGATGCTCTTACCGGTACCAGGGCTGATGTTGATGATACAGCGACGGTATGCCGGATCGCCGTCTGCACAGCGCTGAAGCACCTCACAGATCACGTCAAGGTGCCAGTTCCAGACCAGCGGCACCTCTTCAATCAGGTGCCATGCCTGCTTGCAGAACTCAGACAGGGAACCGATGACATCCCCGTGCTTCTCCCTGCGCCGCTGTTCCTCCAATAACAGGGCGTGGGGAGTGCCCAGCGTCTCCCTCAACTCAGGCGTCACCACCGCAGAAGTGGGCGCAGGCCCTGCTGTGCCTGCTTCCGGCGGCAAGTGTCTCATTTATGAGACAGGCTTATTTGACAGATAACGTATATTATGGAAAGTATTTGCATATATCCAAATAAATGGTTAAACGCCCCAAACCCTTGCTGGGCTTGGGTTTCAGCAGTTGTCAAGTGGAACCTTCAAATTAAATAAAGTTTTTTGTCAACCCTCGCTGCAAAGTTTTTACAAATTTTCTCGCAGACCTGCGAGATTTTTTGAAGTTTTTTTGTCAACCCACTTGACAAAGTTTTTTGAAGTTTTTTGCAGACCTGCTGCATCACTCTGGAGGGTTGTGCTGATCCACCCCTTGCACCTTGGCAGACAGCTCAAGAGCCTGCTTCAGCTCTGCGTCAGTAAGCCTTGACAGGTCAAGGGTTGCCACCTGCATAGGCCCGCCCCCAGGCCCTGTGTGTTCGTAGCGCTCCCGGTATTTCTCCGGCCTGCACCCCTTCAACATGAACATCAGGAGGTTATCCGAATACTTGCGGACCTTCCCCACTTCACGCCCCTGGTAGAAAACAGGCTCCTCAAAACCCTCAACCCCACGGCGGTGAACTTCGGCCTCCATCCTCTCAATGGCCATCAGCTTGGCTTTCTGGACGGCCTGAAGGAATGCTTGGTTTTCGTGGCTCTGATCCTGCCGCCAGTTGTAGCCCGTCTTTGTGTCAACCCCGGCAGCACGGCAGCCAGCGCTCAGATTCCCGGTCTGGCTGTACTCGGCCAGGAAGGCTATCTTTTTTAAGTTGCGCACACCGGGGAATTCCCCGTGCCCTTCGGGCTCTTTCTCATCCCCCTGAAGTTGTGCATCCCTCTCCCCTGTCAGCTTCGTATAGGTAGAGTTCTGTGCCTTCAGAGCCGCACCCTTGCTGACGTATCCGTTGCCCTTACCGTTACCGTTAGACAAAGCCCAGCCTTCCCTGTTTGCGGTAAACGTCGGGCGCTATCGTACTATCTGACAACAACTTAGGCAATGAACAAGGATGCAGCCATTTACCCTGGTAGTCCTCTCAGAACCAACTGCAAGGTTCAAACACATACCCTTAATAGTTAATAGTTAACTATTTGCAAAGGGCGTGCCAATCCGTGCCTGCCATGCCCAACCCCGCCGTGCCATGCCTGCCTAGCCGCGCT